CAATCCGAACATCGTCAACAAACTTGCCCTGCGGAAATATGTCACGCAGCTAATAAATGACTGCGGCGTGTCTTTTTCTGGGCTGATCTGCAAAAAGCTACTGATCTTTTCGCCAGTCTCCAAATGCACCACAGTCGTCACTAGCGCACCGTCTTGGAAATATTGCGCGAATGACAACCCATATTCCGGCAGCACATCAAGCGCGGTCAGCACATCGCCAAGCGTTGAATATTCTGATTTGAACATCGGGTTCTTGCCAGACTTGCCGACAGATGCCGCCTTTCTAACATCGGCCAACGCCGCGTGCAGTTTTAGATTTTCCATAGGTCTTTTGCCCTTTCAAGCCACTCTTGTTTCATTTTCCATTGATACATATGACCCCAATCTGGGTCGGTGATTGATGCCAGCACTTTCGGATCGGTACTGACGCGCAATAGATTTTGCCGGATCAATGCTTTTTGCCGCATTTCATTCAGCGCGTTGTTGATGCTGTCGGCGTGCAATTCTGGGCAGTTATAAGCGTTGAAGATAACCGCATCGTGTTCCGCAATGTAGATGATTGACGGTGTAACGCGCAAAGCGTGCCAGTAAATAGCCGCTTGGCATATGTGGGCGAACTCCGGCTTTTTAGGCAGTGTCGCCTTTGCCCAGCCTTGCGACCCGTCTTTCAACAGCTTGGTCTTGCGCGGGGCTTTGGTTTTCATCTCCGCAAACATTGAGCCTTCGACAAGCAAATCGACAAATCCCAAAATCGGCACGTTCACATCATCCAACCAACATTCAATGCGTTCTTCATCAATCGCGCCTGTGAACCCGTTTTCTACACAAATATTCACGCCTTGATGAACCATCGCAGGAATAACTTCACGAAACTTCACGCGCAGAACGTCATCTTCATCTGCCGGATGGAAGTCAAAAGCAAGCTGCGCGGCTTCGATAGCTTCATCAATATCTGCGCCGTGGCAGACGATTGACTGCACCGCGTTATGCACAGATGTGCCTATGGCCGCGCGTTCACCAACGCCGACCTTGCTGCGTTCTTCTTTGGTCAAATGCAGATAGTCAAATATCCATTTTGCCGGTGAGCGTAAAAGCTGGCTGGCCGATAAATGGCTGAAACCTGCGGTTGTCCAAAGTTCACTGATTTCCCGTTTTTTCATAGCAACACCCTAGCGCAGATCGTTCCCAGTTGGCAACAGTTATTTTTTAACTTTACAGATTGGATCGTTTTGGGCAAGGATAGGGCAACTGAAACGGGGGCAGCTATGTCTGGATCAAAATCAAGAAACAAAGGTCGGGGCTATGAATATGAGATAGCTAAAGAACTTTTCGACCATCTTGGATTAAATTTTGTGCGGGAATTGGATCAAACTCGTCAAGCGCATCTTGGCGATTTGGTCACGACTGATTGTGATTTTCCTTTTGTGATTGAATGCAAAAGATATAAATCCGGCGTGTCTGGTGACTGGTGGTCACAAGTCTGCACAGCCGCTGCGGTGGCCGAAAAACTACCGGTGTTGTTTTACCGTCTCGATAGAATGAAAACCCGCGTGCGCTTGCCAGTGGCGGCTATTGTCGGACTTGCTGGCTGGTCGCCTAATCAAGATTTGGCTGAACAATATGATTGGCGGTATGCCGTTGAAACTGATCTGGACACCGCGATGATGATAATTCGGGAGCATTTGAATGCTTAAAATGCTCGATTTATTTTCCGGCATTGGTGGGTTTAGCTATGCTGGCGAAAAGCTGGTTGGTGGCTATCAAACAGTGGCGTTTTGCGAATATGACAAGCACTGCCAAAAGGTGTTGCGAAAGCATTGGCCGGATACAGAAATCATCAATGATGTGAGGGAATTGGCAAATGACGCAGACAGATTTAGAGGATTGGTTGACATCGTTGTCGGGGGATACCCTTGCCAGCCATTCTCGCAAGCCGGAAAGCGACTTGGCGATCAAGATGACAGACATCTCTGGCCAGCGATGCTTGCAGTTATCGAAAAAGTCAGACCCACTTGGGTCTGTGGAGAAAATGTTAATGGCCACATCTCAATGGGTCTCGACACGGTGCTATCTGACTTGGAAGCCGCAAACTACACCGCAAGGACGTTTGTTATTCCGGCTGTCGCCGCAGACGCGCCACACAGACGCGACAGGGTGTGGATTGTTGCACGACACCAGCGGCAACAGAGTGTGGTGGCCGACCCCAGCGGCGGCAGATGCAAACGGCAACCACGGCGGCAATCAAGGTTGGAGTTTAAGAACAGAGACTTGGCAAAAGGGCGTTTCTGGGAACCTGAACCCGCAGTGGGTCGAGTGGTTAATGGGTTATCCGGTCGGGTACACAGAGTTAGACAGTTAGGCAATAGCATAGTGCCACAAGTGGCAGCGCGTATATTGTGGGCAATAAAAGAGGCACATTATGGATGACGATATCGGCAAAAAGACTGTTGGCGACCGCGAATATACGATGGTTTCAAGCGAAACTTGGATTGATGTTAAAGATTTGACCGTCAACATCGTGAAAGGCAGAACGGGCGTAAAGGTCTGGATTTACGAACGCAATACCGGCAATCCTGATCCACTAGCTATTTGCGAAGCCGATTATGTGCGTATCACAAACAAGCGGTCAAATATCATACCGTTTTTCCCGAAAGGTCATTTCAATGATCCAAAGCGGTGATGGTACATTTGCCGAGCTTTACGAACAAGGCAGATGCCCGAAGTGTCGAAGCTATATGTCAAAGGAAAACGACATATGGGTTTGTCCGGTCTGCAAAATGACCCATAAAGGAGTGGATGAAGATGGAAACCGAACACAATCTGAAAATGGAAATGCTGACGATTGCTGAAATCGGCACAGCTTGGAAATGCGAACCGGTCAAGTTGCCGCAGTATTGCCAGCTTGATTTTGCGCTAACAAGACAAGGCAAGATCGAGGCTTTTGCCGAAGTCAAGTGCCGGACATTTCCGCGTAACCGCTATAAAACGTCACTGATCCACCTTCACAAGATGATGTATGCCAGACAGGTTGCTTTTGAAACCGGCATACCGACTTTTTTGATAGTGCGCTGGACTGACTGGATAGGGGCTTGCAGTTTCAAGGTGGATTTTGCCACGACTATAGGTGGGCGAAGGGATCGCGGGATTGAACGCGATTATGGCTTGATGGCTGAAGTGCCAATTGATGAATTTCATATGGTAAGGGAATTAAATGAAACGATCTGAAGCACTGGAAAAGGTGCAGCTAATATTAAACGAACGCGGTGCGTCTTATGGCGATCTGCGGAAAAACTGGACGCAAACCAGTCAGATGATGAGTATGGTGGTCGGCAAAGACGTTACGCCGGAGCAATTTGGCGCAATGATGATTGCTATGAAGCTGTCACGGCTGGCAAACAGCGAATGCAGCCACGCTGACAGCCTGTTGGACATTATCGGCTATGCGGCCTTAACCTTGGAGATTTTGCACGATGAATGAATTTTTGTTGCCAGATGATAATGTGCAAATCAGTTTTAGCGGCGGCAGAACGTCAGCTTATATGCTGCACCGCATTTTAGAAGCAAATAACGGCTTGCCAGATCGCGCTGTGGTGACATTTGCAAACACTGGCCGCGAAATGGCGCAGACTTTGGATTTTGTTAACGAATGCGCGGTCAAATGGAATGTGCCGATAGTATGGCTGGAATATGATCGACCAGATGGGAAGGCTGGTTATGCGGTTACAAATTACGAAAACGCATCGTTTTATGGTGAACCATTTGAATTGATGGTGCATCAAAAGAAATATCTGCCGAATATCGCGGCTAGATTTTGCACAACAGAACTGAAGATTTTGCCAATGAAGCGTTATTTGGTCAAAGAAAAGGGCTGGAAAAAGTGGGTTGCGGCTGTTGGCATTCGGGCAGATGAAGCACACCGCGAAAAGACCGAAAGCAAAGATCGTTGGCAATATTGGTTTCCAATGATCCGCGCTGGCATCACCAAAGCTGATATTTTGGCTTTTTGGGAAGCGCAGTCATTTGATTTGAAGTTGCCAAACGTCAAAGGCGCATCGCCTTATGGCAATTGTGATTTTTGCTTTTTGAAAAGCGAAAGCATTTTGGCATCAATGGCAAGGGAACATCCAGATCGGGCAGAATGGTGGATAAGGCAAGAAAAGTTTGTCGGCAGCACATTTAGAAAGGGGCGTGATTTGGCGGAATTTGTTGATTTTGTATCGCGCCAGCAAGATTGGATTTTCGATGAAGAAAGTTATTTTTGTCAAGCAAGTCACGGGGAGTGCGTCATATGAGCATTAAAGCAGTATCTTGGGCATTGGAACAGTCTTTGGGCGACAGTACCGCCAAGCTGGTGCTGATCGGCATCTGTGACCGTTATAACGATGATTATAACGTGGCGTGGCCTTCAATGAAATGGCTGTCGATTGCGGCTGATTGCAGCGAAAGAACTGTGATCCGCAAGGTGCAAAAGCTTGAAGAAATGGGGCTGTTGTCGATAGAAAAGCGACCAAACAAGACTAACCGATATCAAGTAATACCATTGGAGACCAACCATAGTGACAACCTGTCACCTAGTGACACAGCTATGTCACCTCATTATGACAACCATATGTCACACGAACTATATAGAACAATAAATAATAAAAAGGGGAAAACCAAAGTTGTTGATTGGGAACCTGATGAGGCTGATCGCCAATTCGCTCAAAGCAAAGGTTTGGATGCAGCCGAAGTGCTAGAGGCGATCCGGCTATGGGATAAGCAGAACGGCAATAAAGCCGCATATGTCGATCTCACGGCCTTTTGGCAGAACTGGTGCATAAGAGATGCCAAAAAGAAGCCAAAGCGCGTCACAGGCTATTCTAAGCCGTTTAATGGGCAATCTAGCGAATGGACACCGCCGCAACGCAAGATGGTCACGCTGGATCAATGGAAAGGGCTGACCGATGGAATGCGTACCTATTACAAGCAGAACCGACCGGATGTAATTGCCGAACTAAAGAAATGTGGTGCTGATGTGTAAAAGATGTGAATGTGTGTTGACAATGTGCAAATAAAGGCGCAAGGTAAGTCATCAACAAGGAAACGGGAGTTTGCAAAATGTCTAAACTTACAAAAAATCAAATTGGTCTTATTGAAGTCTACGCAGACCATTGTGCCACGTTCAAAAAATATTGGATCACATATATGCTTGGCGGCCTCGATCGCGTGGCGTCAGAAAGCGAAGCAAAACAGTTTATGATCGAATGGGCTTATGACGCATATGAGTGCGGTAAAGCCTTGGGTTTGAATGACGATCAGATTTTGCAGGATGTTGTGACTTACTCAAAGCTATATAAAAAGGCGGTGGCATAATGCCCCGCCTGTTTGTCATTGCAGCATTGGTGGCCGGTTGTTCTTATACGCCGGTCGCTGATCTGCGGGTCAGCGGTGATAAAGCGCAGCTTTACCAGCGTGACCTTACTGAGTGCCGTCAGCTTGTTGATGAGGCGTTGTTGCCTATCCAGCTAATCGGCAGGGATAAACATATTAATGATTGTCTGCGTGGTCGTGGGCATAGCGTAGTGGGGGCTTGATATGGTTAGGGATGCTATTGGAATGCTGTTTGTGACCGCACTGGTCATTACGTTTGGCACTAATGCCATCACCAGCGATTACAACATCTGGGCTTTGATGGTGCGGTTCGGTGGCTGAAGAAATTGAATGCCCAGAATGTTTGGGCGATGGCTGGCTTGTTTATTGGGTGGGCAAGCGCGGAGCCAATGACCCTTGCGGCAGCGAAGTGCAAGATGATTGCGATGTTTGCCACGGGTCGGGAGTAATAGAAAACCCAAATCCACAATAGTCATATGGGAGTTTGACAAATGGAAAAGAAATATCTGATCAATCTGGAATGTTCAATCAATGCACTTGCTGAACTGATCGCGTTAGGATTGGAAAAGCATTGCACCATTACAAAGCTGGAAATGTTTGACCAACCGGCTGAAGAAAAAAAGCCAGCGTTGCAAGTGGCATCGCACAAGATAGAATTTAAGCATCCGGCAAAAGCAATGCCAACAACAGTTAAGCCGGTTAAAAAGAAGAAAACCTGTGTTAAGAAGATTTCTGGTTGGGATGTTTACGAACTTTTGCGTAAAGAGTTTTTGAATTGCACATTTACCAGCAAAGATGTTGCACAACACGCATTTCGCGAAGGCTTTGATTGCACTGCCGGTGCAATATCTGGGCATCTTAGCAGAATGAGAACTGTCGGGTTAGTTGATCAATACAGTGGAAATTCTCGAATGGGTTACGTTTATGTGATCAATCAATTGAAAAACAAAAAAGATTTTACCAAAGCGATTTCTGGCTATTACAACAAAGCAAAAGCTAGAGAAAAACAAAAGTCAGCACAAAAGAATGGTTGGTGGAAATTAGATCAACTGCAACGGCAATACAACGCGAACTAAACATCAACAGCAGGGGGAAGCAAAGGGCGGCATTGACCGCCTTTTGTTTTGCGGATAATGTCACACAATGGAATATGTGCTATTCTTTGAAGATGAAGTCGATTGCGGCATCTGCGGCAAGGCCACCTATGCGTCAGTCGAGGCCAACAGTGGCACGATCAATTGCACTGAATGCGATGGCATTATCTTTGACGCACGCGATTGCCACGGTACGGTCGTCATATTGGAACTGGATAGCGAGACACACCACTGATGCAGATTAGCGTTAAAAGCAATATCAGCACGTTTGCAAAGGCTATGGATGCGTTTGGCAAGAACCAGATACCATTTGCCACGGCTAACGCATTGACCAGCACTGCGTTCGATGTACGCAAGCAGATCGTTGACGACACCTATCCAAGCAGCTTCACAGTACGCAACAAACGCTTTGCAAGCACGATGTTCCGCGTTGATAAGGCAACAAAGCGCAACCTAACAGCGCGTGTATATGACCGGCTTGGCCGCGATTATATGACCAATCAAGCTGAAGGCGGGATCAAGAGGCCACGCGGGAACAACATTGCGATCCCTTCAAGGCAAGTAAAGCGCACAGCATCGGGCAAAGTACCGAAGGCAAAGCAGCCGCGTAACGTGCTGGGTGGCAAGGGATACCGAACAACGCTGCGAAGTGGGCAAGAGGTTATAGCAGAACAGACAGGGCGTGGGGCAGCGCGTAGGCAGCGAGTGCTGTACCTATTGGAAAAGGTTGCACGCATTCCAAAGCGGTTTCCGTTCTATGAAGATGCAAACAAAACGGCTGGCAGAATGTTTGACCGGAATTTTAAGAAAAGCTTTGCGTTTGCCAAGCAGACAGCGCGGCGACAGACAAAAGGTACTTCCAACAAGTGACCATCGGGGGTAACGCAACACCCCGAAAGAACGCTAGCGTCAGACTTTAGACAATAAATGAGGGG